TTGAAGTTAATTTTGGTTCATTACAATTACACCATAATTCACCATCTTCATTTACAGGTTTTCTTTTGCCCTTATTCCAAGGTGCTTTATCCTTATTTGGTATTTCATTTATTTTTAGAACTTCCATCTTATTTATTTTTTACGTTATCCCGCCAGTACTGAAATAATTCTTCAATCGTATAATCCTTTTCGGTAGTTGCGAATCGCTCAGGTTGATCTCCATATAAAATTGAAACAGGAGAATCTTTTCCAGTAAACCATTCTATGAACTCAAATACCATAGAGGTTATTTCTTTAGAAGCATCTAAATCATTTTGTCCGTCTGGCTGCCATGATTTGTATTTTTTTATTAATTTCAAAACTTGCTGTTCCATTGTGTAGTTATTTAATTATTTATCAGGATTCCCACGCATTTAATAGTTCTCTTAAACTTTCTATTATATTCTGATAATCATATAAAATATCAGATACGGCTTCTTTTTGAACTCTTAAAAATTCGACTTCATGATCAAATTTATGCTCAGATAAAAATCTCATTTTCTCGTTTCTGGAGTTCTTGTATTCAATATAAGTCACAAGGTTTTGTTCATGCTTCGAGATAATCTCGTTTAATTTTTCTTCCATTTTTAATTTATTTTATAGTCGGATAAAACAGACTTAATCTTAGTGTAATACTTATTTCATTAATTGACCACATTTACTACAATATTTACCATAAGTTTTTAATCTATGTTCACGTACAAATAATGGTACTTTATCTTTAATCCATTTTTTAATCAGATTAGATTTTACTTTACCTGTAGGTATATTATAGTGTGCATTATTGTTTATATCCCATTTTTTAATTTCTTGATTTGCTTTATTAAACCAATTAGTAATCAAATCATCCCTGGTTTCTAACATATTATTAATATTACGTATTGCATGTAATGCTGTTGCGTGATCACGTCCACCGTGTGCAGTACCAATATATGATAATGATTTATAAGAATATATTTTAGATAATGCCATAGATATTTGTCTGGCAGCAACATATTCTCTTTTACGTGCTGTACAAGTCTTATTTGGTAATAGCATTAATGACAAAGGAATTCCAGTAACCTGTGATACTTTTAATTTTATTATGGTTATTGGAATCCTATGTATAGATCTATATAATAATGGATCTTGCATTATACTTTACGGATTTCAGTCCTTATTAATGATGAAGCACCAAAAATTATACTTTCATATTCTTTCTTCTCATTAATAAATACATCCAATAATACTACAATAACTTTTTGTTTTGTTAATTGTAATCTATTGATTGATTTCTTTAATGCATTTTGTAGAAACGATTCATTAATATCATTATCTGTATTGAATATAAATGATCCTACTAATTCTTGTTCTTTATTAGTGGGTGCTATATCGTAATTTATTCTTATTTCATTCATAATAGATAGTTTTTAATAGTTAATATAAATCTTCACTAAATAAACATTTAGTTGGTTTATTTATTTGTTTTATTTTAAATGCCAATATCCCTGATTTTTCTCTATTAAGAAATATATTTTTAGATGTTAAGAATCCTAGTATGCATTTACCAAAATTCATTTCTTTAAGATTTTTATCAGTTATTATAGATAGTGTATTGAAACAATTATGATGTCGTTGACCACATACTACATATCCTGATTTAATATTGTTTGGTTGATGTTCGTGTTTTATACCATCATTAAACCATACTGCAGCACATAATATATATTCAGGTTTATCTGAATTATTAAATAATACTTTATCCATATTATTTACAATTTACCACTTCAAAAACTTCTCCATGAATAGAAATATCATTGCTTTTAGAAAATCCACAATGCAATTTATGAGATTTCTTTCTTAATTCAACAAGATTTCTTAAATCTTTTATAGAAGTAACCGGATAATATTTAAGGTATGTATCTGGTTGATCAGTTACACAACGTAGATACATCTTATTATTCTTATCGAATCCGGTAATGAAACTGTTAGGAATAAACAAACATCTGTTATAACCTTTTATAGATAGCTTTTTAAGTACACTACGATCGTATAAGATATAGAATGGTGCATTATCATCCCAAATGTTTATATGCCCTATAAATGAATTAGGAGAGCCAGGGAATTGAAATACCTTAGTGAATTTAAGATATGTTTCATCTTTGATATAAATTAATATATCATCTTTAACTCTTATTAAAGATTGTCTGATAGTTTTTGGTTCGTTGTTAATAGTTGCAGTTTCCATAATTGATAGTTTTAATTTAATAATGATTTTAATAATTCAATGTCTTTTAATAATATACTTCTTTTTATAATGGCATCAACCCATATTTTAGTATTAGAATATTTGGTTGATTTTGTTTGTGAAACAAGTAAATTATGTTCTTTAGTTAATTCATCAATCTTATTAATTATTCTGTTCTTATACTTGGATTGAAATAACTGTTTTAATATTCTCATAATAAACCTTCATCAGCAAATGAATAATATTGTTTGTTAGCTATAATAATATGATCCATTAATTGAATATCCATAATATTTCCTGCTTCTTTTATTATCTGTGTGATTTTTGTATCTGAATCACTTGGATTTAGATTACCAGAGGGATGATTATGACATATAATTATACCAGATGAAGAATATCTTATAGCTTCTTTATAAATTATACGAAGATCAGTTACAGTACCAGCCAGTCCACCTTGTGATAGTTTTGTTTTGTTGATTATTTTATTACATCTATTAAGATATAATACCCAAAATTCTTCATGTAAAAGATCTTCCATTATTGGATTAAATATATTGAACACATCTATACTACTTCTTATTTGTATTATTTCATCTCCTATATATATGTTTTTTCTTTTTACTAATTCAAATGATGCAATAGTAGATAATGCTTGCATATTACTAAATCCTTCACATAATAAATCCTGATAAGTTAATTTAACTAATTCTCCATAATTATAATTGACCTTCTTAAGTACCATAGAAGCACGATCTAATGATTGCCTACCACCTATAATCAATGATAGATTTTCTGCATCAGATAGGCTTGATTGACCTTGTTTAAGAAGTTTTACTTCTGGTTCATTAATATTATTTTTCATTTTAAATAAGTTTAATAGATAATATATTTTCTTTAGTTGAATCATTTATTTCTTCCTTACAGCATCCTCTTATAATTATTCGTTTTGTATAGGTGCCATAATCAATAACTATACGATATTGTTTATATTCCAATTCTTCATCAGTATAGTTAAATAGTCGTTTATATTTTAATTGATTTTCATCCATGTATTAAATAATTAATAAAAGAACAATAGCAAGTATGATTAATGTAAATATTAATATCATACCAGATAATATAACTGATAATCTTATATTTTTATTTTTAATTGCTATTATCATATAATATAAACTTATAATATCAGCAATAAGTAGAATACATGATACTAAACATATAAGAACTATATATGCAAATTCATTTATATTCATAACATCATCATTTGATTTGATACAATTAATCCTGTTGCATCATAAAATACCTGTGATCCTTTAGGAATAAGGAATTCTTTTATATTTCCTGTGTAATTTAAATTTATACATCTTTTTCTTGTTAAACAAGCATGAAAACCAAAAGTAATATAATATGTTTGTGACATTCCTTTATATTTATTTAAAGCAATACCATCTGCATAAAACCAATCATTTCCATTATTATTAACAGGATTTAATCTTGGTTTTATAATTAAACTATCTGATATTTTTAATACATTTTGATGCCATATAAAAGAAGATTGAAAATATGATGTTATTACATTATCAAATTTAATACTTATTGATTTATATACTTTAAGATCTTTATTAAGAATCTTAGCCTTTTTTTGTCTAGTAATTAAACACATAATAGATAGTTTTAAATAAGTTAAATAAAAAAAGAGGGATGGCAATATGGTAGTTGCTATATCATCCCTCTAACCTGTAACAATCTCATTAACTATGAAAAAAGAACGCAGTACCTATACTTAGTACCAAAGTTTAAGTTAATTCAATATATTAACATACAAACTGAACTAAATTATAATAAATATTTTCTTACCTTATTCCAATATGATATTGTTAGTGGTCCGGTACCATTCCATCGTTTACTTATGGTTTCAATATCTGGACCTATGAGATCACAATAATAAAGAAATATCTTTTTAGACACATTATAATCATAAAGATCTTTCATCTTATAATGATTACCAGTTCTGTTATTGTAATCTTTTAATCTGATAGGACGAATTTGATAATATCCTACAGCATTTTCAATTGGATTATATGCAAGAGTATTACATGAAGACTCTACCATACCAATTGCAAGAGATAGTTGCTTAAATGGCTCTATTGGGGCTAATTTAGCTATATATATAACATTGATTGTTGAGTTATATACTCCATTAGATAATAAAAGCAATAAAAGCATTAATAATATCTTTTTCATTACAAGTAAATTTTAGTTAATACTAATTATAATATTGATCGGGAGATATATTATTATCGTCTTCGTCAGTAGTTATTAAGAAATCTTTACTTATTTCATGCATTCTATCACAAATAGGACAATTATCATATTCATTAAGGTTATAGATATGTCCACAATTATTACATTGTTTTTCTATTACTTCTGGTCGTTTCATTATTATAGTTTTGATTTAATACAATCCCATAATAATAAACTACAACCTAATATGATTATGACTATTATAGGCCATAATTGATGTATAATTTCTTTCATATCAATAAGATTTAATAAAACAAAGTTATGAAATATTTAATAAATCATAATTTAACCATATTATCAATGATCTGTATTTATCAGATAAGATTGATAATTAGATTATAATTGATTTACTTTTACTTCATTACCACATGAATCAATAGCAAATGCTTTAGCCACTTTCTCATTACGGAATTTATAATACCTATCAGGATATTCTGATTTCATTATTTCATGAGGAGCAATACGAAATCTAAATCGTATTATCTTAGTTTTTACTTTTGTTATCATGATTAATAGAATAAATGAATGATGTAACCAATAAGGAATAATAAACCAGATAATATAATAGCAGTAATAAATTGTTTTATAAAATCTTCAAATGTTAAATTATCATTATTAGCTTTTTTATAATCAAATCTTATATATGAAATAAGAAATGATAAACCTATAGCTTGGATTATTGTTATTTGATTGAAATAGAATATAGGTATAACAAACCAATTCCAAAATTTAGTTAAAATAAATCCACCAATAATAGTAGATAAAACCATGAGAATTAATCCCATTATGAATTTTCCAAATGTTTCCATAGTTTTAATATTTATAAGTTATTATAATTATATATTTCATTACAGTCTTTACAGTATCCATTAACTGCAATAGGTGAAACAGTATGATTAATACCACAAGAGATACAATTAAGCATTTTAGAAGGCATTTCGAGTTTTTCATCAGGGAATAGATCCATATTAGATTTGAGTATCTGTAATGGTCTTATTTTAGGTTCTACTAAGTGTAATTCAATAAAGTTGTTCATAGTTGATAGTTTTAAATAGATTTATAATTGATTATAAACTTTAATAGCTAACGAAAGATCATCACAAACAGTAATACATTGATCAAACTTATTATATACACGTATATTACTTTTGAGTTTAACTACTGATGGTTTAATGAGTTTTTTATTAAGACCAGTAGTATTAGAATAAGCAGTAATAACATAAATAATACGTTTACCAGTAATTGGATCCATTACAAGGTTAATCTCTTTAGAATAGCCTTTAAAATCGTTTATAGAAGATATATGTGGCATAGTATTAAAGATTAGTTAATTGATATTTCAGCAGATAACACTTGCATATGTTCATTGGTCTCTACTTTATACCCTATTCTTGTAAGAAACTCATGAAACATAAACCATTTATTACCAGAAGATATAACTGATATATTAGGCATAATATAGTTATTCATTTTTACCGGCACATTATCAATAGTCCTGATGGAAACAAATACAACATTCTTATTAGCTGTTTTAAAAGCATTAACAACATGATCAATAGTTTTCTGTGCCCTTTCTATTTCATCATCATTAAATGTTACATCAAGAGTTAATTGTTGATATGTAGCAAGTTGATTAAATGATTCAAAAATATCAGAAGTATGCATTAGTGTATTAAGATGTGCATCTGCATATAATGCATCCATAACAATTTTTTTCATTGTATAAATAGTATTAGATAGTTTGTAATAATAGTTATTCAAGTATATCTTTAATTATTTCTATAATGTTTTTTCTATAAACAATTACATAATATATAAATATTACAAATAGATTTCCAAACAAATATATATTTAATATTGTCTCTATTTTAGTAGGGATAGGATTATGAAAACCAAATAGAAATCCATAAACAATGGCTATAAATAACATAATTAAAAGACTTAAGAAATAAATTAATATATAGTATTTAAATAATTTTTTCATATCAATAGTTATTTATTAGTAATTGCTGCAATTCTTTCCATTTCATTCCACGCATTACCTGCTTTATTGAATTCAGGAGATGCAATAGAATAGAGTATATGATATATTAGTTCATCATTATTTTCATCTGTTAATTTATTTGTAGGAGCAAGTAATAAATCTCTTATCACTAATAATTTTCTAGCAATATCAGGAGAATATGGTAATATCAATTCATCACATATTCTATTAGCAATATCTCTTTCAAATTGAGAATAACCAAAATTATTTATACAGGTATATTTACGTACATCTGCTTTATCTGATTCTTCCTTAATTATATCAAGAATAGAATCATTGATTTTTTCTTTGTTCATATCAATAGTTATTAATAAAGGTTTATATAAGATTAATCTTCATTAGTTCAAATTCTAATTGATATAATAGAGTTCTACGTATAGTATGTCTTGAATCAAAAGGCATATATATACCTGCTGTTTCATAAGGAAAATAACCAAGTATAGCAAAAGATTCATTATTAAAACGAACATTCTTATTTACTTCAATATAATCTTTACATTTAAGTAAATCATCGGAAAATCTAATAATGTTTTTCATTTTCGATAAGGTTTATAATTGTTTTTAAATGAATGTTTATTTTGTATTGATCTATAATGATCTTTACGTTGTTTCTTATTCTCCTTAATATTCAATATATTTTCATATACTGCAACTTTATCATAATCATATTGAGTAATAACAAATGGTTCATCATTGATATGTAATGAAGGATGTTCTAATCTTGTGCCATCAGAATCAATTATAATAACCTTTACACCATCTTTAATCCATTTATTGATATTCTCATTAGTAAGTTCATTCTTAGTATTAATATGGACAGATTTAGGTTCTTTTAATAAATTAAGAGATATATCTTTATCTAATCCAGAACCAATAACACCAATAGTTTTAATAGAATTTTTCATTTTCTATAATATTTAATAATAATAACATAATTACAACAACAATTTAACTATTAAATTCAATCAATGTATAATATATCTTAATAACTCATTAATAATCATAACTAATGAGTATATAATATCAATTTAAGGCTAATAATACAGCTTAATTCAACCAATTTCTTCATTACATTACCTATTATATATAGAATTAAAACAAGTATATAATGAATAATAAATTAATACATTTACTTGTATTATATAGAGAATATACTGTTTGTCTACTGTTATCAAATGAATATCCTCTCTATCTGGTATCCATTCTCATACGCTTAGATACAGCACTAGATGGGCCTTGTAGACATCTTGTTTAGTCAAATCAATAGTCCTTCTGTCTACTCCAATATGATCTGCAACACTACTTATAGACCTACATAATACAGTGTTTCTATGATTTATTAGATCAATAACTGTATAATATGATCTTTTATTGACTTTTTTCATGATGTTTTATAGTATATAATTTGAATAATTGTACAAATATATGCCATTTTACGTGAAGAATTGTACAATGACCGTATTTAATCACTTAGATCCATTAATGTAATAAAAAAACGAATCTTTTACAATAATAAAAGAGTGACAACTACCTTAGTCATCACTCTTAGATTACTCACTTAGTCCCATCAGTATAATAAAAGAAAAGGTTATACCTATATAATATAAGGTATAACCATAATCTTATTACTTACTGATACTGTCGAACTTTAATATAGTTCTCTCTCTCTTCTGACTGTCAACATAAGGAGAAGAAGTAAATTGAAGTTCTTTTGTCCAATTCTCCGGTTTGTCAAGTGCTGTCTTTAATTCTGGTGTTAACTTGGCAAAGATACCATTAAAACTCTTGCCTGTTGATACATGAAGAACATCAAGTTTAACAGCTTCGAACTTCAGTTTGAGTTCATTACCTTCCTTGTCCTTACGTTCAAATTTGATAAGAGCATAAGCAGGACTCTTGCTTTGTCCTTTGCCGTTGATAATAACATTAGCACTACACGAACCTTCAGGTACATTTTCGATACTTTGTGTTTCTTTGTAACCTTCTGCTTCTGCTGCTTTGTTTGCAACTTCCATTTGTGACTTGGTCAAGTTTTCTAACCTTTCCATAATAATTGTAATTTAGTTAATAAATGAATAAATAATGATTACTAATAACTTTCGCTTTCCTTCCATTCAACACTACAAACAACGAATTGCCTGACGGCGGAACGTCCAGCTCTGCTGGATCTATATGGGGGTTTGTATGAGGTGGTATATGCATTCAGACAGATAAAGTAAAAAGGATAGAGTAAAAGACATACGGGGGTATTTGGTATAGTGGGTATATATATAAGGTAGGGAGTATAAAAAGAGGGGTATATAGGTGTTTATTGAATTCTATGACAAAGGCAAGAGAATTATGCGCCAGGAAGTAATATTATGATGAATATATATTTATTATTGTAAAGATAATTTTGTGTATATATAATAATAGGTATAAATTTGGTGAATTAGATTATATTTAATCACTAAAAACTTAAAGTTATGGCACTTATTGATCGGATCACAAGAACGAATTTCGTACCAACAAAGATACCTACCAGGGTATCTGCGGAAAAGGTTAACGAGATTATTGATTTTCTAAACACGTATGCCCCTAATGGTACTTTAGCGGTAAATACTATTGCTGAACAAACTGCAGGGAATGGAATAGTTATAGATAGTGTTACATTAAAAGATGGTAAAGTACTAACAACTACGGCACCTGTTTCTTATTTATTACCAGTGATGGGAGTAGGAGTTTACGGAACGCCAGTATCAGATGTTGTGGCAGTAGATAATATTGCATTTACAGTTAATATGAGAGCAGGATTAGACAAAACTGATCCACTTGCTTCATCAATGGCTGCATATATAGGTACTGGTAACACCGTGACTACTGCAACACCTAATGCATGTTTGCAAGGAATACTTGTAACTAATACTATTGCGAATAGTTGTTATTCAGCGTATGGAGTACAGGCTAATATGACTTCTTCTGCAATTGGTGAGATAAATGCAAATGGAATGATGGTTTCATTAGCAGGAAGTATAACACTTGCACATGGAAATGCAAGTGGATGTATATCCCCTGGATATTTTATCTTACAGGCAAATACTGGACCATATGCACTTGGTGCTACAGCTTATGGTATATGGGTAGATATTCTTGGATTAACAGGTGTTACAGCAGGTATAACAGTTGTTTCTGATGCAGCTAGTGTTGTTAATGCAGGTCTTTATTTAAGTGGTGGTGCTACGACCTCAATTAAACATGCTATTAAATTTGCTCATAATGATAAATCTGAAGGAGCTTATGTTGCAACAATAACCTTTGATCCAACTGCAGATGGTATGGTTAAGATTGATGTAGCTGGTACTGATTATTATATTCCTTTCTGGAATGCTGCTGGATTAGATAATGAATGGGCTGATTAATTAATAAATAAATAAATAAATATGAAATTAAAAACATTAATAGAAAGTAAAATTGCTCTTGAAAATTTAATTAAAGGATCTCTACCTATTAATATAGCATGGGACTTAAAAAAGTTCATAAAAGTTATTAATCCTGAATTATCTTCTTATGAAGAACTTAGAACACAAAAAATTATTGAATTAGGTGAAGAGTTTGAAGAAGATAAAGTTAAGAAGTATAAAGTTAAAGATGAAAATTCCAATCTCTTTGCAACTCTTATGAATGAATTACTTGAAAAAGAAATTACTGTTGTTATACCACAGATAAAGATTAAAGAACTGTTAGAGTATAAAGATGCCAATGGTAAACATATTGAAATAACTACAAGTGATCTTATGATCCTTGACTGGCTTATAATAGATTAGTTTTTTCATGGGTTAGGTTTATTTGTTAGGTTAGGTCCCAATGAGTTTGATAGTCTTGTTGGGATCTTTCTTTTTATAGTATTTGTCCCATCTATTTGAATAAAAAGACCAAATAAATTTGTTTTATAATTTAAAAGAGTTTACATTTGTCCCATCAACCTTAATAGAATGATCAATAGAATGGTCAAAAGTGTAGCAAAATGGGTGAAGAAAGTAATGTATTTGGGTTTGAATCAGATGATTGGAGATGGATTGTTATCATAGTTAAAGATAATAAGATAGAGGGAGGTATATTTACAGACTTAAAACAGATTGGACGACATATAGGAATATCAGATAAGACAATAAGAAGAAGATTAAAAGAAATGAATGGTACAGGTAGGATAAAAATAAATGGATATACAATACAAGAGATGCCATATTTCAAAAGCAAACGAGGACCAAACAATGATAACCAATAATATATATGATAATATGGAAGAATTTAATAAACTACTGTTAGATCCTAAATTTATTGAATTTGTTGACGGTACTGAATGTCTTGCATTCCAGGTTACTTATGGCGAAATAAAGTTTATAATTATAATGAATTAAAAAAGAATAAGATGATACAAGATTTTGCAAATTGGTTATTTGAAGGCAAAGGAACAGTTTTATTAGGTTTGATTTTATTTGCATCTGGATGTTTTATGTTATTAGGAGGTGTTTTATTTACATTACAAGGATTAGGTTTTTTTAAAGAAATAACAAAATAATTATATGGATAATAGATTTGAATTAACTGGTGTAGTAATAGAAGTAGGAGAAGTAAAAGTATTGACACAGTATTTCTCAAAGAGAGAATTTAAAATACGTTATACTGATACTGATTTTAAAAATAAGATAAAAGAGAATAAGGTACTTCTTAATATACAGAATGAAGATATAGAAAATCTACCAAAGATAATGATAGATGATACTATTAGAGTTAAGTTTTATATTGATGGAAGGGATTTTAATAAGAAAGACGGATCTGGTATAATGAATTTTACTACACTTGTTTGTTTTGATATAGAAATACTTTCCAGTCCATCCAGAGATACAGATAAGGATCGTAATGCAGTTATCACTAAGGAAGGGAAAGTATATAAGGATCCTCTTGTTGCTGCAACAATGGAAGAGTTAGCAGGATTAGTAGTAAAGAAAGAAGAAAAGGTAGATGATGGATTACTTGCTGCATGGGATGCAAAGAAAGATAAGTATGGACTTAATGAAGATGTAAAAGGGACCGATCCAGGAATGGAAAATATGAAAAGTAAAATACTTAATAAAGAAGATGATCCATTTGCAGATCTTGAAGAAAAATTACCGGAAGGAATAGATAAATTACCATTTTAAATGGAAGAATTAATTAACATATCAGACTATTGTAATATGATACTTATTAAGTATGGTCAATCCGTTACTAAATGTAATGCAATCTATATTAAAGAAGATGATATTATCCAATTTAATATACAATACCATTTAGATAAAGAAAGGAACCATAAGACATTTCAGTATTGCATACCAAGTATTAATTTCCTTATTACAGATGTCGAAGTGTTAGTTAATAAATCAGCAATAGATACAATTAATAATGAAGTAGAATATAGGTTAAACTTAATAAAAGTAAAGTATGAAGTATAACATAAACTTAAAACTATGAAATTACAATTAGACACGATTGCAAAAACTATTAAGATTGATGAACAAGTTAATCTTGAAGAACTTTTTGAAATGTTAAAGAAACTATTACCAAATGGTGAATGGAAAGGATTTAAATTAGATGTAAATACACAAATCGTATGGTCTAATCCCATAATTGTAAATCCTTATATACCTATTAATCCTTATCCTTGGTATAATCCTATTACTGTTACAACAGGAGGAATATCATATACTACAACAAATGTATCAATTGATTATATTGATGGATATGAACTATTAGAAGGAATATTTAATATTGAAATTCAATGATACTATTTGATATTACATCATTACCTAAAGGAGTAGATATAAATATATGGTATAGTTTATATGAGAAAGGACTATGTATTTACGAATCAAAGAATGGTATTGGTCCGGTTAAAGTTGATGATTCAAACCTGGCACTTATAGATGTAAATAACATAACTACACAGGATAAGATAGAACTTAATAGAGTAGTCAATGAGATCAATGAAGAGAACCATAAGAAGAATGAAGAAGAGAATAAGATAATAAGAGAGAATAATAAGAACCTTATAAAGTATTTAAGATCAATCAATAAAGAGAATATTTAAAAATAATTCGTTCTTTCTAATAGTGGATTAAAAAATATAGTTTAATTTTACCTCAGACTTTTGGAAGAGTCGTTAATGAGTTAAGATGAAAACAATATTAGGAAACATACTTCCCCTTGTTCTGACTGGATCTAACCTTTCAGCATCTTGCTCAATGGCTCTTCCACCAGTTAGGCAAGGGGTTAGTATTTCTCTTACCGATTTACTATTGGTCGGGATATCACATATGGAAGCCAATGGCAATAGTATCTTACACGTTACCATGGGAACTATACAAAGCGTAGCAATGGCACTGAGGAATAGAGTTGCAGGTATAGCAGGTTTACTAACAGTCTGACAGTTGTATTCAACTTCTGGCATGTTAGTAATGACCAGGAGCACTTGAAAGGGGGGATGGCTCCACGAAGCAAACCTAACCGTGAAAGTGGGTGATAATCTGAATAAAAACAGAGGAACACTCACTATGCACTCTAGAGAGAATCCACCATAAGCAATTATATTATCATTGGCGCAATATATTAAATACTAATAAATATGGATGAAGAAAATAAATTTTATGTTCCAAATATTACTGAATTCCATGTAGAATTTGAATATGAGTTTAAAGATTGGTTTACTACAAAAGGTACTGATGCAGTAACAGGAGAATCGGATTATTCTGGTTGGCAAAAAGGAATAGTAACTGAAGACTTTTACTATAGTACAGAAGCGATTGAAAAAATAAATAATGGTAAGTTTGGTTGTGATTATCAACATCCATTTGATAGAATAAGATATTATATTGAAACCAAACAAATACGTGTCAGATATCTTGATAAAGAAGATATAGAATCATTAGGATTTAAACATATTGGTGGAAAAATGTTAAAAGATGTAGGACAGGAATACAAATGGAATAATGGAAGGTATTGGGTTCATCTTAACTATACTAAACTATCAGATCATTGTGTATTAAAAATAGAAACATCAGTAGAACATTATTCAGTTAAAACATTAGTAGTACATTCAATAGGAATAAAGAATAAAAGTGAATTAATTATCTTAATGAAACAACTTAATATAAACTAAAATGAGTGAAAATAGAACAGAACAAATCAAACCAAATTCGATCAAAGTAACACCAATGAAAGGATTAATAGTTATTGAACCATTAAAAATCCTTAGTAACTATGAGAAAGAGAAACTAAAAAAAGAACCTAATGTTATTCTTACAAAAGATCAGATAGTAAGTTATAATAAAGCAATTATTGAATCAAGTGGTGATGCAACAAAAGTATGGTCCGAACATCCAGATCAAGGTATTATAGTTGCATTATCAAAAGAAGATGCAGAGATATATGAATTACGTGTAGGTGATCATATAGCATATAATCATAGTGAACATACCGGAATACTTGTAATATATAATAAGAAAAGATATATTGCACTTAGACCAGGAGAAATTATAATGCGATATTTAACAGATGAAGTGTAGTGTGATTGTATCATCGAATGTAAATTGGGTATCTTTATTAGATACCCTTTTTATTTATATAGGAAAAGATTAATAAATAAAATTAATGTGTAGATTAATATTAGTCCTATATTTGTATAGGAAATAATTAATACTACATTAAATATGAATAATGAGGTATTCCAAATGACGACTAATCCAAAGAGATTCTTTATTGAGTATCTATCATTAAAGAAACCAGTTCTAGAAGTCATGTTGCAAATGGTCAATAAAAAGAAAATCAATCTACATCCTAAACTCCTTCATGTATTTGCATTAATCTTGTACTATAACAATCTATATAAAGATTTACCGGAAGATCAAAAATGGAAGAAAGTATTTGATTATGATACTAAAGTCCAAATGATGAATGAAGTAGGAATAAATGAAGGACATTTAAACACATACATATCAATATTACGTAACTATCATTTACTGACTGGCAAACAAATAAGTTTGCCTTTTATATTTTATCCTGAATCTGGTTTTGAACTTACATTTAAATTTAATTATAAAATAGATGAATAGTAATCATACAAGACAGATAATCAATGAAATAGCAGAAGAAGAAGGATTATCTGAGAAATCAATACGTCTTATTGTAAATAGTCAGTTTGAAGGAGTTAATAAAGTGATAACCAGTGGAATACCAGACCAGATAGAAACATTTAAGAGTGTAAGACTTAACGCATGGGGAATATTTAAGTTCATGCCATGGAAGTTTAGAAATTTTATGAAAAAAGGAGTATCAAGAAAATCATACGAAAACGAGAAAAGAAAACGTTATGACGATAAAAGATAATAGTTCATTGTTTATTCTTGAAGGAGAGAGAGTAGTTATTAATCCAAAGGCATTAATGATACCGGAATTCTCTGATCTTTATATAAGAGATAAATCACCTGGCAAGAAAAGATCATTAAAAGAGTTATCTTATGTGTATTATATGGCAGATTATAAGAGTGAATATAATGCATATGGTCTATCAAAAGAAACACAATTGGGTATAGATATAATGAATCAGAGAGATTATAAACCTGATCCTTATGTACAGAAAGCAATAGATAAATATAAAGTATTACAAGAAACTCCATCAATGAGATATCTTATATCAATGAGGCAAAGGGTAAATAGTCTTATTGATTATCTTGATAATGCACAGGTAAAGGATAAGAAGAAGAAAAAGAATGAAGATGGTACCACAGAAGAAATATATCTTAATCCATTCATATCAATCAATCTTATAGTATCTACAATGGGTAAGTTAGAAGAGACTATAGAGAGTATAGAAAAGTGGGAGAAGAAAGTCTTTGAAGAAGAAGAAGAGATGAAGATTAGGGGTGGTGGTATGCTTAATGTATTTGAAGATCCTGATAGTGCTAAATGGTTAGGTAAAAAATAATAAAATGAAAGTAAAAAAATTGAATATTAAAATATTTGGATGGAAAGTAATTCTTGTAGAAATCAAAAACAAAAATGAATTTAAGAAAGTAATAAAAATAATGAAACCAATAAATCTTTGTTTAGAAGATATTAAATATATTAAGAATAATATGAAATGCCATGATGGTGGAGATTATTTTTATAATACATCAAATAAAAAATCAGTTATTTTAATATATCCTATAACATCAAAAAGAGAAAGACGAAATGTTTTAGAACATGAAAAGAGACATCTTGTAGATAGAATATTAGAAAATTGTCATATAAAAGACATTGAAACATCGGCATATTTAACCGGATTTATATCAGAAAAATTCTATTAATTAATGAAAATTTTTGAACTCAAAGAAAAAGAGATTGGTCTTTATAAAAAAGAACCACATTATAATACTTATGAGTTCACGGTAGCAGCTCAACACTTTAAAGAATTTGGTTGTTATACACGACATCCTATAAATACATCACCAAGTAGTCAATGGTATAAGTTTTGGGTAGAAGAAGCAAGAAGATGTTTATATGGATATAATATTGGACGTGATGAAATACCTGGATATTATTATTGGTATCTTAATTACTTCCCAATAGAGAAAGCACAAAAACTCGATATAGAAGAAAAGAAACAAAAATTTGCATTACCAGAATCATCATTACAATATAGTATAGATGAAAAAAGAAAAAAAGACAAAGATTCTTTTAATCTATTAGTCCCTACAGAAGAAGATTATTATTCAATACAGGCAGAAAGAGTAACAGATTTTCCTGACTTCTGGTCCAGTAGTTATGATACATTCTGGTACCTTGATGAAGCAGAACAATCAGGTGAACACGGTGCATTAATAAAAACTAGAGGAAGAGGTCTAAGTTTTGAGAGTGCAGCTATGTTGGATCGTAATTTCTATCTTATTCCACGTAGTAAATCTTATGCATTTGCATCAGAGAAAGAATATCTTACATCAGATGGTATTCTTACTAAGGCATGGGATGGTATGGGACATATAGAAGTAAATACTCCATGGGGTAAAAGAAAATCTAAGGTAGATACTATAATGCATAAGAGAGCATCATATATGAAGATGCATAATGGTATTATGTCGGAACTTGGGTTTGGTAGTGAGATAATGGGATTATCATTTAAGAATAATGCAGATAAAGGTCGTGGTAAACGTGGAAAATTAATTATATGGGAAGAAGCTGGTATGTTTCAGAATTTATTACAGGCATGGAATATATCACTTAAATCAATGGCACAGGGTAGATTAACATTTGGTTTAATGTTTGCGTTAGGAACCGGAGGATCTGCAATAGATGATCTTATTGGATTGGAACAATTATGGAGTAGAGGAGGAGGATATAAAGTTTATATGATTCCTAATAAATTTGAACCAGAATTAGGTTATGATAAGACAGCATTATTTATTGGAGAACAAGATAATCATGAAATAGCTACTGATAAAGATGGTAATAGTCATGTTGAAATCGCAATGCCATATATATTAAAAGATCGGGAAGATCATCTTGAAAAGACTAAGAATAGAGAAATGCATCTAAGGTATTGTGCAGAAGCACCTATTAAACCTTCAGAGGCATTAATGCAGATAGGTGGTAATATCTTTCCTACTGATCTACTTAAACAACAGAAAGCATACTTATTGTCACATAAAGATACTTATCTTAATAGTGCATGGATTGGATCATTATCAATGAATCCTGAAACAGAAGAAATTGAATGGAAGTTAGACAAAGATGCAATACCAATAGATCATTACCCACATACTGACTTAACTAATCTTAATGGATGTGTAGTAATATATGAACCACCAATAACAAATAGAGAAGGTATAATACCACCAGGATTATATATATCAGGAAATGATAATTATGATCATGACCAATCTACTACTGATTCACTTGGATCTACATTTATAATGAATCGTATGACCGAACGAATTGTAGCAGAATATACTGGGAGACCATTAACAGCTTCAATGTTTTATAATACTAACAGGTATCTTTTAATGTATTATCATGCCATACAGAACCATGAAAATAATCTAAAAGGTTTATTAGCAGATATGATTAAACATAGATGTGAATACTTACTATGTGATACACCAGATATTATAAAAGATAAAGTAGAAGATAAAAGAGTATTGAGTAGAGCAAAAGGAACACCTGGAACTGCACCAATTATAAAATATGGATTAGAACTTATACTTGAATGGTTAATGAGACCTGCAGAACCAGGTACCGGAAGATTAATGTTAAATACAATAAAGAGTATAGCATTACTTGATGAACTCATCTATTATAATAGTAAAGGAAATTTCGATAGATGTTGTATCAAAGGAACCAAAATATTTACTAAATATGGATTTAAAAATATAGAAGATATAAATACCGGAGATGTAGTACTTACACATAAAGGAAAGTATCACAAAGTTTTAAATATTAACTCTCATATTCATAATGGAGAATTATATATATTTAAGATTATTGGAAATTATGAGAAACTTTGTGTTACAGGTAATCATCCTATATATATTGCAAGTTATAATCATACTAAACATAATTGTAGAATTAAAGTATTAAATAATATAGATTTCAAAAATGCTAAAGAATTAAAAGATAAATATCAATTTGTATTACAACCTAAACGCAAAGGATTACCTAAAAGTAAATTTAATGACGATTTTTTATATCTATTAGGTTGGTATATCTCTGATGGGTATATTAATAAAAAAACTAATAGGTTAGAAATAACATTTCAATATAATCAAAAAGAAATAGCATATAAAATAAAAGATATAATTGATACAATAACTAAAGATGAAATAACATTTGGTTCATATAATAATATGAAATATTATCCTAAAGAATCACATCTTGATATTAAATCTGGTTGGATTAAATTATCTAAAACGTCTAAAAAATTGACTAAATTATTATTGAAGCATGGAGGTTATCCAAAAAATAAAATATTATCTAATGAAGTTTATAATTCATCAAATCTATTAATGTTGGTAGTTGGTTATCTTGAAGGAGATGGACATCAAAAAAAATATGCGAAATATGATGGATATAAAAGAGAAGTTATTGAATGTTCATCAATATATGAAAATTTGATAAAGCAAATAAGACAGATATTAATTGATTTAAATATATGGTCGTCAATAAGATTTGTTCCTAGAAGAAAAGAAAATTATAAAGATCAATACAATATTTCAATTCCAAGAAAATATATAAACATTATTGCAGATAAATCATTAAAATTTCACAAAGTAGATAATATAAATTTAATTGAACATAATGTTCAAATAGAAACAGAAGATGGTTTTTGGACACCTATTAAATTAAAACAAATAATTAATTTCAATGATCTTGTTTATAATTTTGAAGTAGAAATAGATAATTCATACATAGCAAGTAATATTGGAGTCCATAATTGTTTAGCATTAATATATTTATTAATATTACATGAAGATAAATGGCAACATAAACCTGATTTAGATCAGTTAAAGAAAAAAGAGTTACATCCATTTTTTGCTAATAATCCACTTATTAAGATGAATCAAAAAACTAATAATAATCTAATGAATCTCAATTCCAATACTAAAAACATATGGGATAATTAATTTTGTTACTATTAATTAAAGGTATAATTTGCGAAATAAATTGTAAAAATATGTCTACAAAAATATTTAATTTCCCAAAACAGAAGTTATCCTATAGGGAAAAAACTAAAGATTGGGCAATAGAAAATGTAAAAGCAGGTATTACATTATCAGATTACGATCCTGGGAAGATACGTAAGACAAAGGAACAGATGAAACTTAATTATAATCTTGTTTCTGGTGAATTTGATGAGAAAGATGTAGACAAATCACTTAATCCACAGAACTTAAAAGGTGTTCATTTTCCTGCAAAAATTCAAAATTATCCTATTGAACTTACTAAACTAGACGTGTTAAAGGGAGAAGAGTTATCACGTCCTTTTAATTGGTACCTACGTGCTTCAAATGATCATGTAGTAATAAAGAAAGAAGAAAAAGAAGTAGAAGAAGTAAAAAATTATCTTGTTAATACACTTGATAATCCTAATATATCTGAACAACAGATGAAGAGAGATCTTCAAAAGATGAAGAAATATTATAATTATGATTATCAGGATGAACGTGAAGAGATGGGTACCAGATTACTACAACATCTTTGGAAAACACAAAAGATACCTTATTTAACAACCGATGCATTTTATGATATAGTAACTGTAGCGGAAGAAGATTATGCATGTGATATATTTCATGGAGAACCATATAATAGAAAAGTAAGACCGGATAGTTTATCAGTATTTGGTAATGGAGAGAGTAACTATATTGAAGATGCTATGATTATTGTAGAAGATAGTTATTTATCTTCTGGTAGTATAACAGATCTATTTTATGATGAACTTGATGAAGAACAGGTAAAACAACTTGATGATGGAACAATTGCAAATAAATTGAGTCATAATATAGTATTATCAGGTCCTGTTAATATGTCACAGGAATATGCAATGCAAGTAGGTACACAATTAGTTTCACTTTCCAGTAAGGATAATTGGGCATTTTCAGGAGGATATGATGATAATGGGAATGTAAGAGTAACAAGAGTAGTATGGAGATCAAAAGTAAAAGTAGGAAAACTTACCTATTATGAAGATGGAGAAGAATTACATGATTATGTATCGGAAGATTATAAACCTAATGAATCGTTTGGAGAAACAATAAAATGGGAATGGTTAACTGAATGGTGGCAGGGATATAGAATAGGTAATGATATGTTTGTTAAGTTGGAACGGTTACCACGATTGGGTATGACATTTAATAATCCTTCAAAAGTTCGTCCACCATATGTAGGAACAATATATAGTATAGGTAATAAAGCATATGCACTTGTTGACAGGATCCGTCCTTATAAATATCTTTATAATATAACCATGACTCGTGCTGAGATGGCATCAGCACGTAATAAAGGAATACTTGCAGAACTTGATCTCGCACGTATACCAGAAGGATGGGAACCAGATGTATGGATGATGTATGCAGAACTTAATGGATGGTTTATTACTGATTCATTTAAAGAAGGTAATGAAGGTGCTGCAATGGGTAAACTACTTAATAATATTAACAACAGGGCACCATCGACAATGAATCTTGATTCATCCCAAGTTATCATGGCGAATCTTGAATTCGCAAGGTATATAAAAAACGAGATAAATGAGATAACAGGAATACCATTACAAAGAGAAGGACAGATGCAAAATAGAGAAACTCTTGGTGGTATAAATAAATCATTACAACAATCATCATTTATTACTGAACCATATTTTTATATACATGATAATACTAAATTAAGACTTCTTGAACTTAATCTTGAAACAGCAAAACATTGTTATAAAGATCAGGACTTCTCACTTAATATGATGGATGATGGATTGATTGGTAAAGTACTTAAAGTAAACGGTAAGATGTTATCTGAAACATCATATGGTATGTATCTAAGTGATGGTAGGGATGATGCAGAATTATTTCAATATATTAAACAATATGCTCATGCTGCACTACAGAATGATACCAGTAAGTTTAAGGATATCTTTGAGATCATGAAGAGTAAGAGTATTGCTGCAGTAGGAAGAAAGATGGAAGAAGCAGAAGATGAAAGGATCGCAGAGAAAGAACTTGATGCACAGAGACAGAATGAGGCACAGATGAATGCAACACAAGCACAAATCAAATGGGACCAGATGAAGTTCCAACAGACTACTGAGATTGAATTAAGAAAATTAGATAATGAAATTAGTATTAAAATGATTGATCTGGAAGGATTACAATATAAGACCGATTCAGATACTAGTATTCAGAAATCACAAATAGAGAAGGATATTAAGATATCACAGGATAAATTAAAAATGCAATTAGAAACTCTTAAACAAAAGAATGAAGAATTTAATAGAAAGTTAATTGCAGAGAGAGAAAAGTTAAATACTCAGATGGCACAGAAGAAACAACAGAAAGTAACTACTTAATGTTTACATTAATTTTATATTAATGTTGGGATTAATATTGTTGAATAATTTTTGTATGAAGATATTTTTGAAATAAACTTAAACGTGGTGAATAAGTTTTTATGTTAAATTAAAAAGATGTAAAATTGTTTAATTAAAAATGTAGCAGACAAATGAGTAAAGAAAACAATCAATCATCAGGATCATTTTCAGGACTAAATATTAGTACCTTAGAGAAAGATCTTGGTATGATTATACCTGGTACTGGTGAGTCGTCAGGTAAAGAGAATATAGGTTCTGAGGAGGAACCTGAAAAGAAAACTAAATCGAATCTAGATCTTGGATTTTTCTCAAATAAAATGCAGATACCAGATACTAAAGAAGAAATAGAACTAGCACAGGGAAAGATTAAAGAAACAGGTGGTACTGAATCAAATGAAGGGAAAGACACTCAATCACAAGGTAAAGGGGGAGAGGATGTCATTATAAAAGAAGATTCACCACTTTATCTCCATGCTGCTACACTTCATGAGGAAGGCATTCTCCCCACCCTTGATCTTGAAAGTCTTAAAGGTAAACCATTTAAAGAAGGAATGCAACTTTTAAAGGATGCACAGAAGAAATATTTTGATGAAGGTCGTGAGGCTTATCAGAATTCTCTTACTGACAGACAGAAAGAATTCCTTCAAATGATTGAAAATGGAATACCGGAAGAACAAGTAGAAAATCAATTTAAACTTGAAGATGCTTATTCTAAGATTACTGATCAGGTATTATCTGATGATGAAGAATTACAAAAACAAATAATTACTCAGGAATTTAGATTAAAAGGACTATCTGATACTAAGGTACAGGCATTTCTTAAATCATCAGAAACTGATGGAAGATTATTTGAAGATGCAAAAGAATCTCGTGATAATATCAATGCATATATTGCACAACAGAAGAAAGAATCTCTTGATGCTGCAAAAAATGCACAGGTCGAAGTCGATAAGAAAGAAGTAGAACTTCAAAAAGAAATAAAAACAACCATTGAAAAGATTGATGAGATCCTTCCAGGTATAAAGGTTAGTGCTGTTGAAAAGACTAAACTTTATGAATACATGACAAAACCTGTTGAAGAAAAGGTAGTAGCAGGTAAGAAAGTTGCTATTGATCTTATTAATCAGAAGAGAATGGAAAACAAAGTTCTTTTTGATCTTAAACTAAAATATTTTATTCATCTTGGTTTATTCAATGAAGATAATAAGACTGATCTTACTAAAATCATGAAAAAGGTTACTTCATCGAATGCTGATAAACTTGCATCAAAATTAAAAGAAGAACCAAACGGACCAGATGGGAAAGGTATAAAGTTTGAGAAAGAAGAGAATAAAAATAAACCAACAAAAATAATATTTCCAAGTTTTTCACTTTAATAATATTGAATTATGAAACTTATTTCACCACTTCAGGAGTATGAACCGAAAGATTTTAGTGGTCTTGTTACCACGAATCATTTAGGTGCCTTATATCAGGAAAATCCTACAGAGACATCTAATCTGGTTACGCTCATGTATCGTGCCAATAAAGGAATGAATTTTGGTATGATATTGAAACAGTTCACACCATTCTATTGTAAGACAGATGCTGATTTCCGTTGGCACTTACAGGGAGATAGCAGAAAGAATGTTGCACTTGTAGAATGTCTTGTTAATGGATCGGCAGTTGCCGTTACATCTACTGCAGGATTGGCAGGTTCACGTTTTACTCTGGTATTTCCAGAAAGGTATTTCTCTGACACTAACTTGATTGTTGGTGAAAGAAACTCAGTCTATCCAATTCGTATTGTTGGTATTCCAGAACCTTATGGTGCCGGATTATGGGCATATAATTGCGAACTATTTACTGGTGATCAGACACTCTTTATTCCTTATGAAGAACTGGTTGCAGGCAAGAAATTCTCAAAAGAATGGAGTATAGTATCTAAGACTCTCTCTGTAAAAGGTGGGACTCCTAACTATACATCTCCATTTGCTATGAGAAATGTATTCTCAATGATACGTATGGAAGATACACGTCCAGGTAATATGATTAGTCGTCCGGTTGCATTCTCATGGCCTGTAGTTGATGAGAATGGTAAACAACAGTTTATGACCACATGGACACAGTATGCTGATTGGGAGTTTGAACAACAGTTTCAGGATGCAAAAGATAAACTCTTAAATTTTGCAACTCTGAATAGAACTGATGATGGAAAATTCTTACAGAAAGATATTTCTGGTTTCACTATTGAACAGGGAGCTGGTCTTGAACAACAGATCGAATCATCTAATATATCATTTTATAATGGTTATGAATTAGATATTAAATGGCTTCTTGAACATATCATGGATCTTACAGATAATGAAAAAGGTTATGGTGAGACAAGAAAAGTTGTAATGCGTACAGGTAAATGGGGAGCATATGCATGGCATCTTGCATTGAAAGATTATGCATCTCTTATCACTCCTCTTACTACAGATAAATTTATTTATGATACTAATGGTGGATTTGGTATAAAAGATAATTTCCTTGAATATCGTGGTCCTGATGGTTCATTAATAAGTGTACTTGTAGATCCTGCATTTGATGATAAAGAACGTAATAAGATCATGCATCCATCTGGTAAGGGTGTTGCAAAATCATATGAGTATCAGATTCTCAATGTAGGAAAGGTAGGAGGAGAAGATAATATTCGTCCTGTTTATCAGGAAGGTGGAGAAGATATCATGGGTTGTGAACCTGGACTTCGTGATCCATTCCAACCTAATATGCCAAAACGATTCATGTCTAATGGTAAAGATGGTTATACTATACATAGGGCATTCGTTGGTGGTATGATGGTAAAAGATCCTACACGTTGCGCAACAATCCGTCCTTCAGTTCTATCATAATAGTTAATTAAAAAAAATAATGTAGCAGTATGGAAACTTTAATGATAGATAATTTAACAAGTAGAAGAAAAGGATATATAAGATCTGGTAAAGTGAGGGTAGAACCGATTAAAAGAAGTAGTGACTGGTTGCCAGCAGAATCTGATTCTGCCTTCATGAATACCGGAGCAAAAATTGAATATGTAACTCCACGTCTTGCACGATCAGGAATGTTAGTAGATCCATTAGGTGATCTTACAGTAGAACAAAAAGAGATAGTTGCAAAGGAACTTGGATTTAGAGGTGCAGATGATCTTAATGTAAATAAGAACGAAAAAAAAGGAGAAAATTATTGGATCAATAGATCTGTGTTCATTGATAAAAATGGTAAGTTTCTTGATTTATCTAATATAGGGGATTTTATCTCTTATAAGATACTTGAAGTAAATCTTGATACAATTGCTCCATCTTATGAAGGAAGATATCAGAAAGGAACATATAAATTTGCTTTAGTATTTGAAGAAGAGAAAGCAAAGATGGGTAATACTAAACTTGACACAAAGAAATCTGCCTATATGTTATTTGGTAAGATTGATGGATCTGCAAAGAAGATGGAAGATTTTATGTGGATCTATTATCTGACTGATAAAGAAGCAAAACGATTACCTAATAATCCTGGTATAGATTATTTACGTGGTGAGATCGGAAGAATTATAGAAGATAAACCAGGTACATTTAATTCAATAATGTCAGATGAACATTTTGAAGATAAAGTACTTATTCAGAAGTCAATCAATAAAGGATTAATACATAGAGATGGACAGATGTTTACAGTATTTGGTGAACCTACTTCAAAAAACACACTTGAAGGATTGATAGGTTATCTTAAAGATGAACGTAATAATAATATTCGTTTATCGCTTATTGGTAAACTTGATGAGATTGAATCAAAAATAGTTAAAGAAGTTAAGGATAAAGTTAAGTCAGAAACAGGTACTACTGTTATTGATCCTAATACAGAACTTCTTAAACGTTTTGAACAGATTGAAAAGTTATCAAAGGAAACTCTTGAAAAGAATAATGAGTTGATTGAAAAGAATAATGAATTACAGAATACAATCAATCAGTTAAAAGATAAACAAGAGAAAAAGAAAACGCCTAAGAAAGTAAAAACAACAAAAGTTATTGAGAAAGATGTTAGTATAAACAATGAGGAAACAAAAAAAGAGGATGATAAATCTTCTGACTTTAAACTTCCTGATTAAATTAATACATTATGACAACACTAGAGATGATTAGAAATTTCAGGATTAATTACGATATAATTAATCTTGGTGGTCCTGGTTATGAGGATGAAGAAGTAGTAATCCTACTTAATCAAGCACAATCAATTGAGATATTAAAAGAAGTTGCGATAAAGAGATGGACCTATATAACTCAATTAATAGTTAATGAAGAAGGTGCATTGGCAGCAAAAGCGACTTATTCTAATTATGTTAAGACTTATACTCCTGTACAGGCATATATTGCTTATGTATCTTCAATGACTAATATTATCAAGGCAGTTATTCAACCTACTTATCAATGGGTTGAAAATATACTCATTTCAAAAGAGAATGCTGGTAAGTTCATAACAAGTACAATCAATTTACCAATACTTTTGAAACCAAGAGTATTTGAAGATAATGAGGAAGGAGCAACATCTATTAGTGTTGTCTATGATGTATATACTACAGTTGATCCAGGTGCAACTGGATTTAAACTAGCTTATATAAGAAAACCAGCAGATATTGCAGTAGGAGTAACTCTTGATGTAAATCCAATATTACATGATAGGATTATAACTACTGCAGTAGATCTTGCTAAGAAAGTAATCAATCCCAATGAAGCAGCAACAAGTGTACAGACAAATCAGTTAATGAATAGACAACAGCAATAATAATGACTACATACGAATTACAAAATAGGTTTAACTTGGAGATGGAGAAATATAACATCTTTGAACCTATTATGTCTGTAATAGTTCAGGATTATATTAATTATGCATATCAACAATATATTACAGAAAAGTATGATAGTCTTATTAATCCGGTTGAGAAGTTTGAAGTAACAGAAAGAATAAGTAGGATACTTGCACCATTATTATTTGATTTTACATCAACTACATTTGTTGCAGTAACAACTAATAGTCCTTATGGGTATTATACACTTGGTCCGACAGATTTACAGTACCTTATAAAAGAATCGGCAGTTGTGCATACAGTAGACTGTGATAATGTTGCCACAACGGCAATAGTAAAGATAGTACCGATGAAACATAAAATGATATCATCTAATACTAATAATCCATTTTTAAAACCAGATGATACAGAGATATGGAGAGTAAATAATTCAGGTAATAAGATTGAACTGATACTTGCTAGTTATCAAACATTACATTCATATACTTGCAGGTATATCAAGAAACATCTTACAGTTAATCTTGTTACATCTGTTACAATGGAAGTGGATGATTCGGTACATGAAGAGATTGTAGTTAAGGCAGCATATTTATATCTTGGTAGTATTAATAAAACTAAAAATAAAGAAAATGTTTAGTTTAAAGATTTTACGTAAGAGATTATTAACAAAGAAATTAAATCTTCAATCAAAACCCGTCTACGCTTTCGTAGGTAACGAATTGAAAGGAGATTGGGATTCTGTAACTAAGTGTGCTAATTCACTTGGTATGTCACGACCTGCTGTTAAAAAAGCTATCGAAGAAGGTACTATTCTTGACAATGGGTTTAAATTATCATTAACTAATAAAATTTAATTAAAATGGAACAATCACACATTCTTAATTTGCTGATTGCAGGTAGTGATTCAACAGTACCTTTAACAGCAGGTGCAGCCTATATCAGTTCGTATGCGGACTTAGATGATGGTGCGTTCTCAGTTTGTAATGACCAGAATATGGTCCTTGATGCTACTACAGTACTTACAGATGATAGAGTATCACAATATGGTATTCGTCTTGTAGGTAGGTATGGAACTAAACTTGTTTATTCTGATTTTATTGAACAGGCAGATATTATCACAGCAAAAGGTATTGAGACATCTGCTGCTGCAGAACAGGTAACTTATATTGGATATACCGGATCGGCAAATTCAATAGCAGTTATTAATGATAATGTATATAAACTGAATATACAGGTAGAACAGATTGGCAGAACAGGTAGAGGCAATCCTTATCCTATTGATCTAATGTATCAGTCTGATGCAGTTGCTACACAGACAAGTGTTGCATTTGGATTAATGGCAAATCTGGTACCATCACTTAAAATGATGTCAGAAGCACCTATCACTGCAAGACTTATTAATTCTTGTGCATTAGTAAATAATGATAGATTCACAAGTACAATAAAGACTGTCAAGGGAAGTAAGTATCTTACTTTTAGTGCCAATTTTGCTACTACAAGTGGTCTTACAATGGCAGTAGGTGATCTTATTCGTATTGGAGATGCAACTGATGATTCAGATGGAGCAGTAGCACTTGGTAGTACAGTTTATAAAGTTATTACATTAGTATCTGCTACTGTTGTAGAAATTGACAGGCCATATACAGGAACTACTGTTGCTGCTAATACTGCAAGTACAGATGCTTCTTTAATACCTATTGCAACTGCAGGTAATTATGGCATTCGTCTTGATGGTGTTGCACCTACATGGGTACTTGGTAAAAGACCATGGAACAAAAATACATTTAAAGTAGGTCTTACAGATTTTGGTTCTACGATTGTTACAGAGAGTACTCGTGCAGCACTTGGTAAAGGATTAGAAAATCAGATGAGAGATCTTGAATGGTTTACACAAGGTGAAGGTGGTGCAAAATATCGAGGTGATTTTATATCACAGGGATATACTTCAAGAATAGAGGCATCTGGAACTTATAAACAGATTTCTCTTACATGGGCATCTAAGAGTAGATCAGAATCTATTGGAGGACCAGGTCATAATCCGAAACAACTTATTATAGCACTTCATACAACTGCTGATAATAATGATGCAAATGATATTATTATTGATGTATTAGAAGCATATACAGGAGTAGAACTTCTTGCAAGTTATTAATCAATTAAGGTATAAAGGGGATCGTAAATTACTTTCCCCTTATACCTTTTTTAAAATTATATTATCATGTTTACACCAGTATTAGATCTCGAAGTACAAACAAGGGCAACTATATTACATTTTACTGATACCACAGGACCAGATACTGTTGCAAGTGGAGGAACTAAATGGAATGGAGTTGCAGGCATATTTGTTTCAGATGTTAGTGCAGCAAATCTTGTTATAACTGATCCTAATGGAGATATAACTACAGAAGATGTAACTACCTTACTTACTGCAGGTGCTACAATAACTGGTGATGTAGTGATTGCAGATATCACAGGACAATGGGTTGATGGATATTATGATGTTGAATATAATATCTGGATGGTTGCAACAAATATTATAGATGTTACAGATTATTCGAGTACAATACCAGGAACAATAAAAATACAATCTAATAGTCATTTAGTACAAACAGGAATGAAAGTAACCATTGTAGGTACTGCAGGTATTTATGATGGTACTTATGATGCAACATATATTGATGCAAATAATTTTTATATTTCAGGTACTTTTACAGTTACAGATACCGGTACAAGTACACCATGTTATTCAAATACATTTACTCCATTTATATATGCTAATGTAGAGATTGCATTGGAGAAGATGTATGCAATATTTTGTGAGATGGATGAAAGTAATGATGCAGATGAATACTTAAAACAGATAGAATTATGTAATGGATTATTTAATGCTTTTAAAAGTGCCATAACTACTTCTAATGTATCATCTGTAAATAATATATATGCAAGGATATTAAGGATTCTTGACTTTAATAATATGGATTTGATATATACTTAATACAATGGGAAAAGGTGCAGTAATATTAGGTGGTACTCCTTCTATAGTTAATAATAATATAGATCAGTTAGTAGCACATTATGAAGATAGGAATCTTATAGTTCCTACAAGTAGTACTGGTTCACAAGGATTGGCAGGATTACAGGGTATTACAGGTACACAGGGAATATTAGGTACTCAGGGAGTTCAAGGAACACAGGGAATACAGGGTATATCAGTACAGGGAACAGATGGATTACAAGGGACACAAGGAGTACAAGGAACTATAGGTACAACTGGATTACAAGGAATACAGGGTTTAATTGGAATTCAAGGTAATAATGGATTACAAGGTATACAAGGCATAGTTGGAGTAGGAACACAAGGAACTAATGGAACTCAAGGATTACAGGGGTTACAAGGAATTCAAAGTATACAGGGGACTATTGGTATTCAGGGTATACAAGGTACTAATGGAATACAGGGGATTATAGGTAATCAGGGGATTGATGGATTACAAGGAGTACAAGGAATATTAGGAACTACAGGAAGCCAAGGAATAAATGGTAATACAGGAGTACAAGGATTAACTGGATTACAAGGAGTTCAGGGAATTATTGGTATTCAAGGTAAACAAGGTACACAGGGATATATAGGACCACAGGGATTATCTGGTACTGCTGTAGCACAAGGTGCCCAGGGAAGTCAGGGGATGGATGGTTCTCCTGGTGGAGCACAGGGTATACAAGGAATTATAGGATCACAGGGGACTACTGGTACTCAGGGGATTCAAGGGATACAAGGATTATCAGTACAAGGTATTACTGGTATTCAAGGTGCAACTGGAACCACAGGATCGCAGGGAATCCAAGGAATACAAGGGAAACAAGGATTAACTGGTATACAAGGTATTCAGGGGAAACAAGGGACAACTGGATTACAGGGATTAACAGGAACGCAGGGATTAACTGGTACTGGTACTCAGGGTACAAATGGAAGTCAGGGAACGACTGGATTATCTATACAAGGTATCCAGGGGAAACAAGGAACTATAGGTAATACTGGAAGTACTGGTTCGCAGGGGATACAAGGTATTACAGGTATCCAAGGTACTGCAGGAGTTGGTATACAAGGTACACAAGGGAAACAAGGTACACAAGGTTGGGTTGGATCACAAGGATTAACAGGAATTCAAGGACTTACTGGTTCTGGTACACAAGGAATACAAGGGAAACAAGGTACACAGGGTACTGGTGGAGCAACAGGATCGCAAGGTACATCAATACAAGGAATTCAAGGAAAACAAGGAATAACAGGTTCGAGTTCTCAAGGAATTCAAGGAAAACAAGGGACACAAGGAGTTCAAGGATTAGGTACATCAGGAACTAATTACTTAAAAGATGATGCAAATGATACCACTACAGGATCATTAACAGCAGTTAACTTTATATTATCGTCTGATAGGAGATTAAAAACAAATCTACAAACAATAACTCCTTCACCTGTTGGTGTAGAATATAAACAATTCCAGATGTTATCTGATATTGAACAGATAAGGTATGGAGTGATTGCAGATGAATTATTAAAAGAATATCCTGAATTAGTAAGGATAGATGAGAATGGTTATTTGTCAGTAGCATACACTGATTTAATCATAAAGGAACTTGTATCATTAAAAGATAGAGTTAATAAACTTGAAAAATTATTTAAATAATGGCAACTCTTGTTCCTGATACTACTTCATTTTCATTACAAGATGTTATTGCAGTAACTGGTGGTACATCATTACAAGATGCGTTTGATAATTCTGTAGATGGATTATTTGATAGTAATTATATCGGTACTAAAACTAACCTTTTAAATTTTAGAAATTATGGTATTGATCAATATAGTATGTATATTATAAATTTTAAAACACGTCCTTGGTATAGAGGAGGAACAATACCAAGTGAAAAATATAATATATATGAGATAATTTACATGACAGGAACATCATATGCTATTGGAGGTAGTTATAATCCTGCGATTGAAAATCATACAAGAAGAGTAAAATATCAATCTGATGATTCTATATTTATAGATTTTGGTGCATCTAATTGTAATATTTATAGAACACCAATACCAAAAGTATTAGTTGTTACAGATGAACACCAAGAAACATTATTACCAATAAATTCACTTTATTTCTGGTTTTCAATAAATTCAAACAGTATTAAATCATTAAATACTAATGTTATCTTTGAAAGAGTATCACCATATGGAATAAGAATGAATTTTGAATTAGTTGAAAAAACTACATCTATCCCTTCTTTATCGGTAAGTGTTTCTGAATTGCATTTTGATGCACATGGAATACCATATACAGTTGATTACTTTGATATAGTTGCAAGTGGAGATTGGTATATTATTGTAGAAGATGAATTTGTTTTGTCTTTAGATTATTATTATGGAACAGGAAATCAAAGAATAGTAGTTGAACCAGAATATGATGGTACACATATAATAGAAATACATAGTATGAGTAATGACACTCCAAAGTATATTGATATAATAATGGATACACTTTAGAATTATATATGAATAGAAATTTATGTAAAAAAGTAATTACAAATGGAGGTGAATTAATACCTCTTATTATCGAATCAACAAAAACAAATGGAATGGGTTTAATGAACCCTTCGATATTTAATGACAATGGTAAATTAATTCTTAATCTACGACATGTAAATTATACATTATGTCATTGTGAAAATGAACAATTATTCAATAATAGATATGGTCCTCTTGTTTATTTGAATCCAGAAAATGATATAACACTTACTACTACTAATTATTTATGTGAATTAGATAGTGATTTATCTATTAAAAATAGTTATAAAGTAGATACATCAAAGTTAGATGTAAAACCGTTATGGGAATTTATAGGGTTAGAAGATGTAAGATTATTTCGATGGGATGGTAAATTATATCAATGTGGTGTAAGAAGAGATACTACTACTAATGGTATAGGAAGGATGGAATTATCAGAAATAGTTTATGATAATAATACTATTAAAGAAATTAGTAGAGAAAGAATCCCAACAGTAAATAATATTGAATCATACTGTGAAAAGAACTGGATGCCAATAATTGATATTCCTTATCACTTTGTTAAATGGACTAACCCTGTAGAAGTAGTAAGATATGATATTATTAATAAGATTACAGAGACTATTTACATAGGGAAAGAAGTTAATCCTACAATACCTGATTTCAGAGGAGGTTCACAAGTAATTAATTATGGTGAATATAGGATTGCATTAGTTCATGAAGTAGATTTGTTAAATAATAGATTAGGACAGAAAGATGCAAATTATAGACATCGGTTCTTGGTGTTTAATAAAGAATGGGATATAGTAAGGTATTCTGATCCATTTTCATTTATGGATGGAAATATAGAGTTTAGTTGTGGTATGACAATATATAATGATGATTTATTAATCTCATTTGGATTTCAGGATAATGCAGCATATTTATTAAAAGTACCAGAGAATTTAATCCACGATATTATATTTAATTGATCCTATGAATAATTTTCATTTAAATAAGGCATTATCAAATTACATTACTGAACCAAGAGATTCAGAATATAACTTTGTTCTCGGAAAACAATATGAAGAAATAGGACATTTATCTGCAGCAATATCATTTTATATACGTGCATGTGAATATGGTTCAGATCCATTATTAATATATGAATCAATGTTACGATATTCACTATGTATAGAAAAACAAGGAAACAGAGATCATTCATTAAAAGGATTATTATTACGTGCAATATCTATTCTACCAACACGTCCAGAAGCATATTTCTTGTTAGGTAAAGTATATGAAAGAACTAAAGAATGGCATGAGGCATATACATTGTCTATCATTGGTGATACTATTGTAAATGAAGTAAATGAACCATTAAGAACATATATTGATTATCCTGGTAAATATGTATTTACTTTCCAAAAGGCAATATCAGGATGGTGGATTGGATTATGGGATGAATCAATCTATTTATTAAGACAATTACAAAAAAGGAAAGATATAGTAGAAGGATATAGAAAAGTGATTGATAATAATATATCATTAATAGGAAGATCGTATAAAAAGGCAATAAAATATTATGATTACTTCTACAATGATTTAAGATTTAAATTCAATAATTCAGATAAAATAAAAGAGAATTACTCTCAATGTTATCAGGATATGTTTGTACTTACAATGCATAATGGTAAAAGAGAAGGAAGATTTATAGAGATTGGTTGTGATGATGCATATTTTAATAGTAATACCGCATTGTTAGAAAAGGAATTTGGATGGACAGGAGTATCAATTGATATAAATGAAGATAAGATAAAGAAATTCAAAGAGAAAAGATCCAGTTATGCAATTGCAATTGATGCACTAAAGATTGATTTTAAGACATTATTAACTGAGAATACATATGATTATCTTCAAATAGACTGTGAACCTGCCATGACTTCGTTTCAGGTATTAAAACGAATACCATTAGATAGATGTAAGTTTGCAGTAATAACATTTGAACATGATAACTATTGTGATTTTGATAAATCAATAAAAGAGAAATCAAGAAGATATTTAGAATCATATGGATATAAGATGGTAGTTAATAATATATCAGAAGATAGATATAGTGATTTTGAAGATTGGTGGATCCATCCTGATTTGGTAGATAATAATATTGTTGAGAAAATGATATGTATATCAGATGATATTAAAAAAGCTGACTTGTATATATTTGATAAGTTGTAGGCAGTATTTAATAATAATATAATGAAAGTAAGTTTAATACAATAATAGTTTAGAAATACATTAATATCTATTATAGGAAAACATTGATATTGTATAATTATTAAAGATTAATTTTAACAATAAATAAAAAATATCATGGCTTTATCTCAGGCATATATAGATTTATCAATAGGGAATATACAGATATTACATGGTAGATATGGTAGTGAGATTTGTAATATACTTAAAAGACATACAGGAGATTTAGGTGGATATTATGAATTAGTTAGTCTTAATAATATCATTGGTAAAATAATTGATATCCTATATAATTATAAACCTGTTGGTAATACTTCAATAAATGATTTAACAAATGATCTTACTGAAGTAGAAATGATGTCATTAATCAATTATAGTTATAAAGTACTTAATAAATATAACAGTAATATATTCTTACCAAACAATCCGAATACTTACTTATAAAATATAAAGACATGAATACTAATGATTTTAATTCGTTAATGCTTGCTGATCATGGTTCATTAATAATTGCAGATGCAGATGAACATACAGATTCGCATAGAGCAATAGTAATTAGGGAAGATACTGTTGTAGAAGAATGGTTGGCAGAAGATGGATTTAATATATTAAGTTTCTATGGTCTTGCAACTAAAACATTATATGCAACAGATCCGGTATTATTGGTCCCAGGTGATAGGATTGGTGCAAAATTAGAACTTACCAGTGGTTCAGTTTGGTTAATAAGATAATATGTCAGGACGCAGGTTACCATATGGATTAGGTATAAGATCAGTACTCGGTGCTTCTTCCTCTTCTTGGAAGAGTTACTGGACACAACATTCTCAACTTTGGGGAAAAAACCGATCAGGACTAACAATGCCCGACGATAAGGGTAATAATATACCCATTCTTCCAAGTTGTGGTAATATATCTGCAACATCTTATCTCTTGAGAACTGTCGCAAACTTTGGACATACCGATTCGTCAGGACATATTGAATGTGAGGTATATTGGGATGGATCTGCAAATGCAAGGGTATTTGGGACGTGTGACGAATCAACTACAACACATCAAATCAAACTAAGCATAAGTGCAACAGGCGTTCTTACGTTTGTCGTTCAACATGTGACAGATTCCCGAACATATACGGCTACCAATCCATTAACAGTAGGATGGTGGAAAATCAAGCTCACATCAAATGGGTCGGCATATTCGTTTACAGTAAATAATGTGGCAGTAATGGGTTCTGCAACATCTGGTACAAACGATGGGAAATGGTTTAATTTTGTTGATGTTAGAGATAATCTAACATGGGGTGCGCTTAAGATGTCTAATGGAGTTACAGCGTCAGGTCCTTTTAAAATTACCTATTTCGAATATTATGGCAATAACACAGGAGTAACAAGATGGTATTTTACAGGGAAGGGATTATATGAATATTCTTCGGTAGGCACTCAAACATTGACATGGGTTGGAGCGGGCTCACATTTGGGATATTCAACAGGTGAGTGTTCATATTTGTTGGACTCAGGGTTTTCGGTGTGGAGTAAATCTGGTCAAGTAGATGAATATGTACCAGCCGATGGATACTTAGTAGACATCATTGCTACTGGCTACACCTTAATAAGAATCGTTAGCGGAGCGGTGGGTTATCACAATATGGCTCCTTCATTACTTCGATTTAGCGCAACAAACCTTCCTGCGTTTGATAAATCAAATGATACTTATCACGTTTCAACCGCAGGTATGATATATTTTGATGCCAATAATACCTATGATTGGGAAGTAAATGAAATTGCTAATCCGATTACTTGCCAAAGTTATTTTAATGCCGGACATAAAGGATTAATTACAAGTAAAATACAAACAACTAAAGATACAGGCACCTATGTTGTTACACGGTGTGATGAAATAATTTGTCTTGATACAGATCAGGCTGGGTATAGACAGTCGAGGATCGAAATGGAATTTAATATAGATGTTTTTTGGGTTTTAGATACGAATGGTAATTACACATTAGATTCGAATAATTACATTATAATTAGTGCAACAGTATCCTTCTTATCGTTAATTTCTGCGAGAAAGTTTTCACAACCGAATATTCCTGGTGTGTATATATGCGACCACAGGTATGGTGCATTAGCCTCGTATTCTAACAGTTCAGACACAGTTGATGTTGATACTGTGTGGTGGGCGGAGGCGTTGGCGTTTAAATATAATCAGCAACTTCACAACTTTTCTAATTTAAAAGCTGGAGATCAGAATCAATTTGATGTTATTGAAAAAATAGGCAGAATCAAATTTGATTTGTATTTCATGACAGATTATTGGGTTAATCCAATAACGCATGCGTATGAGTTAATTCCAGATTATTATGCAACAGCATATACTGCTGCGGGAGCTGCCGTCTTCAACGTAGAAGTAGACGAATCGAAAACAGCAAGAACGCCTAATCATGGACAAGAATTATATGATATATCTAATGGTGCGTTTGGCTATAATTTTGTGAATGGGGTTGTTGGCACTTCAGCCCTCTCTGAACTTATAGGTGTTGAACAAGAAATTAGACCAGAATTTGAAACAGAAATAGGTAAGGAAATATCAACATTTGCATTTCGGAATGGGAGGAATGAGTTTGATTGGTTGCTGAGAGATAGATTCTTGGGTGGAAGAAATTCAGAATACCAGACCTCTGGCGATAGTGTCACAGCATATGGAGTTAATGTAACAAGGACGCTGGGGTTGCCTTTGGATTTTAGCTGGACTGAAAATATACATCAAAATCGAGAGGGTTCAATGAGATGGGATTCATTTGTCCAGAACTCAACACCCGCATTAACAACCTTTCGGTGCATTCAGGAATTATTAAAGTCAAAAAACAATAATGGTTGGTTTAATCACTTTGCTCATTGGCATTTTATTTATCCAACACTTGGAGACTACCGTGCAGATTATGAAAATTTCTTTTCTATGCTGAAGACACATTTGGAAAATTCATTAATCTATCAGGGCGGCTACGGTGATGTTGTTGAATATCACGTCTTGAGAGATTCAATCCAAAACATTATTGTGACTGAAGAAACGGGACATATGAGATTATCCTTGACACAAGCGGCTCCATATACAGAAACCGATCTTACGTTAATTAAACAACCCATCTCTATACTGCTTGATTTAAGAAATACTTCTCATGCGGGGAAAGAATATGTGCCAGGAACATCCGTTGTTGGTATAAGAAAGGTTCAAACAGATGTGTACGTTGTTGACGTAACGGGATTGGAGGGAATAATTGAAGAGGATGTAACCGGAACTTATTACACATTTGCTAAACCAACACAGACACCAACTTATACGGGAGGGGTTTTGACCGTCACTACGAATATACCAACTCGATGTGTGATTTATGATGCAGTGACGGCTAGTATAAATGATGCCGTCAATCTTAACCGTGATGAGATATTAGCATTAACACACTATTTTACCGTAGATATAGGAAAGAATGTATTTATAGGGGTAATTTCCGCAACAGGACAATCAATACTTTCAGACTTAATAGATATATCAGCATTATAAATATAGTCAATAATTTCAAGAGATGTTGCATTTTTGAAATCATAAAGACAGTAGGTAGTAGATAAATAAGCAACTCAAATAAAAATTAAATAACAAAACGATGCGACAAAATAGCAAAAAACTGACACTATACACTTTACTATTGATATTTGTGACGATTTGAAATATTAACTTAAAACGTAAAATTATGTCACCAGTTATCCCTCCTCCTCCAAAACCTCCTGATCCTACGGGAAAAGGATTAAAAGCGAAAGAAACCAACATCTTTAAAAGATTCGTAACATGGCTAAAAAGTTTGATTTGATAGAAATATTGACCGTTTCGAGTTGTTTGTTATTTACAATAGCGATCAGTTTATATCATTTATCACACGAAGACTATTTAGGATTGACAGAGAAACAATGGGGTGTAGTGTGGTCGATCTCAGAAGAGGGACTTACACTAACCCTTTGTACTGTTATATTTCTTTTTGCAACTGGTTTTATAAAATGGTTTTTTGGAGGACTATTGGTTTATCTCGGAATTAAAATAATTTATCATGTTAGTTGTTTCTCTGGGATATACTTATTTTCAAAATCCGCATTGGAGAATATCTGGAGTATAATACTGGTTGTTCTTTTGATGCTTGCTTTATTTTGTTGTTTATATTTATTGAAAAAACGTCATGCCTAAAAAATTCCTTAACTCAATCTGGTGTACACTCATCATTTCAATTGCAATAGCAATAATTGTGTTTTTTCTTACACAGAGAATTTTTGGAGAGCAGGAACCTGTAATAATATCAGTATGTGTATCAATAATAATATTTCTTTTAACACAAAAATTAATCATGGAAAAGGAAGAAGGGAAGCAAAAGAAGTTGGAAGATGAACGTATATCGCATGAGTTTAATATAAGACCTACTTACAAGTATGTTGACGATCAGGATGATAAAATTATGGCAGCATTAAAAAGGCATTCTGATGAATCTGCCGAAACAAACAAACAGATGGTAAAACTCATAGAATCAGTTGATGGAAATGTTAAGATATTGTTGGGAAAACTAAAGTGATATGAGTGAGAAGAACCTTATGAAGATATTTAAATATGTTCTTGGCGTTTTGGTTATTTTGATAGTGACTATCTTTACTAATGATAGATTTAAGGAATATCAGGATAATAAAGAACATCA